CGCGAGTCGTTGGCGATCTGCAAGTAGTCCGACGCTGAGGCTGATGTCTCGCGGTGTCGGCTGGAAGCGTCGCCAAAGAACTGAAACCCGCCGCTGTGCGAAGCGTACCGCTCCCACAGAACGTTCAGAGCCGCTTGCGTGTTGCAGTTGCGGATGAACAGTTCGTCAAACCACTCCAGCCGGTCGGGGTAGGCGTGGCCGACAACCCAGGCCATCGGATCGACGTTGAAATCGCAGCCGATGGAGAGGGCGTGGTTGGCGTGGTACGGGCACGGCCGGATGTTGTACTCGCGATTGAAGGCGTGGAAGATTTGGCCAGAGGCGGTTTCCCACGCGGCTTCGTACTGCTCGCGGAAGTCGCGCGGGTCGAGTGTCTCGCGGGCGTGGGCGATTTGTTTGGCCGGCATGATGTCGGCTGAAGGCCAACTGAACTTCGCGCCGTCGGGGTAATCGCCCGTCTCGCACGCCTCGCAAAACTCGCGGTATTCTATCGAGCCAAACCCGCTCCGCTTCGGAACGCCGATCCGCCAACACCAGCCGTCACGAAGCCCGAGAGCTGGCAGAACCGAACGGCCAAAAACGCCGGGCTTGATGTCGCAGGATTCGTCGATTACACACCCGTCCCACGAAACGCCTTCGACCCGTTGCGGTGCGTCCATCCCAATCACCCACAGGCGGGTGGAGTGTGTGGGGAAGACACACCGAATCCACAGCTCGCCGCGGGAGACGTTGCGCCCCCATTTGCCGCCGGGCACCCATGAATCAGGAACCAGGTCGAGCAAGTCCTGCCAGGCGATGTGTTTCGCGTGGTCGTGCGTCCGGCTGCCGAAGAAATACTGCGTATCCAGTCCACCCTTGTTCACCGGCAGCGACATGACGAGTTGCCGCTTCGCCAGTTCCGTCTTGCCGGACTGTCGGCCGGCCGGCACGGCGCGAAAGCGGGCCGGGCTGGTCATCAACCGCCACTGCTCGATGTGCGGGCGCAGCGGCGTCCAGCGAGGTGTGGGTGGGCCGCCTGCGGCGGGCTTCGGGGTGGTAGTAGCTGCGGCGTTCATTGGTCGGTGGTCACGGCCTTCTCTTCTAACCTTTCAAGCCGCCGGTCGATCTCGTTCAGACGTTGGATGATGGCGTTCATCTCACTCTTGTGCTGCACCTGGTGGCTCTGCTGCATGTGATTCAGCAGTTGCTTCTGAAAGACGCCGAATTGTTGTGACGTGTTCGCGTCCATTGCTTTTCATTGCGACCGCTGGCGTTTTGCGTATCGCGTAAGCGGATCGGCATTGTATTTCGGGAGAATTATGTCTATGAATCGGCGCTCTTCTGTATCAAGGTTGCCGTCCACGGGAAGGAAAAAGATTCGTTGGAATGTCTTTTTTCCGAGATGCGATAGCGGGCGAGAAACGCCCGAAATTGTTTGTCCGACATAGACGACCTCTTCCCCGTCCACCAGAAAATACACCATACGAAACGGAACGCAAGCGTAGGGAGACGGAAAGGTGAACTCGCGAAGCCCCGGAATCGGCTCGATTTCCATACCATTGCCGTCTCGTAGTGTCAACACTTCCGGTGGGCCGGTCGAGCCGTGTTCTGCCTGCCACCAAATCTGCGATTCCAGATTCTGTATCTTGACGTTTTGTGACGCAACTATTTTGTCAAGGTCTTGGTTCATCTGCCGTGCAATTTTCTCGGCTTCTCTTTTGGTTGCTCTTCTTGTTCGGAGTCTCTTGCGCTCCTTTACCGCCCTCTCGCGAGACCTCTTGGCCGACGCCATTCCCCTGCAAGCACGCATTGCCCTTTCCTCGACTAATCGCAACGCATCCAGCAGCCCCTCGACATAGGAAATCGGAACGTGAAGCACTTCGGCAATCGCAGCATCGCTTATCTGCCCGCGAAGCAAGAACCGCTTGGTTTGTGTGTCGTAATCTAGCGTCATCTTGTCGCCGTCATGCCAGTTGATAACAATCTTCGGACTGTTGCGATACCAGCTTGCTTCCGGTTCAGACCATTCGATTGTCAGCTTGTATCCTTCGCCTTGCCGAACTCTTTCATAGAACTCGGCTGCGCATGCGAGCTTGTCCTCCAGGCTGCCTTCTGCGGCAACGTGCTCAAGCAATGCCTGGTAACTGTCCGCCTTGGAGCCGAACTGGGATGCTTCCCAATACGCGAAACGATTTCTCACGAATCGCCCTTTCAGTCGTTCACCACCATCGGGGCCGAATCGTCGCAATCCATACGAGGCCCGCCCCGCCCTAATTTAGTCTGCCCGAAATGTCTAATGCCCCTTAGTTGCACCATCGTGTCGATCCGGCATTGTATGCAAAGTATAGTACCGCCGTGCCGTGGCATCTGGCCACACCGAGCACATGGTTCCTGAAGTCCGTTGTGTATTTCAATCATTCACCACCATCGGGGCCGTCGTGCCCTTGTGCGTTTCTGCCACGTTCAGCCGAATCACCCCCGACAGAATCTCGCGTAACGTTTTCTCGGCCTGCTCAGTGTGCCACCGCAGCCGATGAACGGGGTATCCCGTTTCGGGCGAGAAGTCCTGCACCCCACGGGATTCGTACAGCCACACGCCGGCGAGCTGCGCAGCCAGGTTGACCAGCGTTGGCGGGTCGCCGGTGACAGGAAGCGAGTACGGGCCGCTCCGCAGCCGATCGTCAATGCGGGCAGAGGCGACCTCAATGGCCTTGTCGATCCGGGCCTCGATAGCTTCGGAGTCGTTGTCGTTGTCCAGGTCGGCCCACTTGACGACGTTCGCCTTGCCGAAGAGGGCCTCCAAGTCACTCCGTGCGCAGTAGGTGCTCACTGGTCAACCTCCTTGCCGGGCTGTTCACCGGCGTCCTCGTTCGCGTGTCCGTTGTCGCCACGGCCGTTGCCGTTCCCGCCGCCGCCTGTTTCGTGCTCGTGAATGATCCTCGCCCGCACCGTCGCCTCGATCACCTCGGCCGGCGGCTGGATCATGCCGGCCATCGCCGCCACGTCGCCGGCGACCTGTTGCACGTCTATCGCCGTCTGCTGCGTCTGCGTCACTTGCAGCGTGTTGCGATACTTCTCGGGGTCGTTGGCCTCCAGGAGCTTCAGGAGGATTCGGCTGTCTTCCTCTCGTTCGGCGTACTGCTGCCCCGTGGCCGGGTCGATGAGCGGGTCGCCTTTGTAGAACTTCTTTCGCAACCGGCCGACCATGGCGAGCCGCCACGCCTTGGCTTCCAGGACTTGGGTTGCCAGCCGGGCATCCGCGCGGGCCACCTCGTGCGCGGCGTCCCTGGCCACCTCGAATCGCTGCCGGTACGTCGAGTCGTTGTGCAGCCATTCGTAATGCCGGGCGCAGCGAATCCGCGACTGCCGTGACGCCTCCCGTAGCCGCCCGCCCGACTTCACAAAGGCCCGCAAGAACCGCTTCTGTTCGGCCGCAAGTCGCCGCGCCCGCTTCTCTTCCGGCGTCCGCCGCCGCTTCGGCTTCTTGCCCGCGATGATCCGGGCGAAGTCGTCGGCTAGGTCCTGATCGTCTTCCGACACCGGCGACTCGGCGGGGATCGGCCGCGGCGTCGCGGGGTAGGGCGAGTCCGGCGGCACACCGGCTGCCGTCGCCGTGTCCTGCTGCTCGGACAGCGCAGCGGCCGTCTCCAGCAGCTTCGTGAGCCGTGCTGCGACTTTCGAGATGTCTTTCGGTGTAGGCGGCATCCATCAAACATCGAGGCCGGGAACCGAGACGAGTTCCAGGCCTAGTACCTCCTTGTAGGATTCCTTCCATTTCACAAGCGGATGACCCTTCAGCCGGGCGTAGATGGCCCGGACTGACTCATCCGTCTGCCCCGCTTCGATGCGGGCAATCTCCCGGGGCTCCGTGCCTGGCAGGAGGCGTGATCCCATGCCGTTCATCTTGCCGATCCAGATGGAATCGGTGACGTAGGGTTCCAGGGTATCGACCAACTCCACGACATGCGGGGCGTCTAAAAGCGGCTCGGCGGAAACGCTCGTCGCGAAGCCGGCTGCATGGGCGTGCTTCAGGCTTTCCAGTCGCTCGCTGAACGCCGGCGCGCCGGGTTCCCAGTAGCCGAGGATACGATCGTCGACCGCGCAGATCGTGAAACGAAAAAGGATGCTCTCCCGGAACCCGACGAACTGCCGGCAGATGGCCTTGATGCAGCTCAGGTGGGGCTTCGACACGATGAGCAGCTCGTTGCCGACCGCGAGTA